TTTTTAAGTCATGATGATCGATTTGCTGAATACGATCAATAAATCTATCAAACATAAAGTGATCTGTTTTATTAACAACAACCACCTTGACAAACTTATCTATAAGTTCATGACAATTATAGTTATTATAATCCATTTTAGTGTCGTTGTAAAGGACTTTTTTGAACAATGTTTGGTTTACTCTGACAGGTGTAAGTGAGCGATTTTCAGTATCAATAATATGAAAGTATTTGGGATCACTAGCATCTGCCCATGTAAACTCAAATTGTGAGCCTAGGTAATGTATATTGTCTTGTGCTGATTTAGTATGAAAGTGGCCTGACATAACACATTCAAATCTCTTAAACGTATTTTTACTCATACCATGTGTATTAGTTACACCTCTCATCATTTCAAAACCTTCAAGTTCTAAATGAGATCCTACCCAATCAGCATCTACTTTAGAAAGGTACTTCATAGTAGATTCGTAGTTTTCGTTATTAATCCACGGAATACATGCAATACGTAGACCATCATAGTCTACTACAGTTGGCTTCATAATAATGTTAACGTTAGTTGTATAGTAACCAAGTAGTTCTTTAAGAGAACATAAGTCATTTGTGTTCTTATAGAATACGTCATGGTTGCCTGGAATAATGTCCATTGTGATACCCATTTCTCTCATAGGTTCAAGGAACATCTTCCTATTTTCGTTTTGTGTTTTGAAGTTAATAAACTTACGATGATCATAGTAATCACCCAGATGCAAGATCTGTGTAATGCCATGTTCTTTCAAATATGGAAAGAATTGATCTTCATAAAACTTCTTTTGATAATTTAGAAATATGTCCGAGCTATTTCTAACACCAGCGTGGGTGTCATTCAAGACTGCTATTTTCATTTAGTTTCCCATGAAGAGTTCTAGGCCTTCCGCTTTGCGAGCCTTTTCTTTCTTCTTTTCTTCTTTTGCAAATTCTTTGATTGATTCATCTTTTCCACGTACTACTGAAATACGATCTCTAAGTTGATCAACAAAGGCTCTTGTGGTAGAATCAATAGTACTATCGGTATCTGCACCCATAATAAAATCTTCTATACCAGCTTTTTCGATATATTTGAATTTGATGTCTTGTTGTTTCTTCTCCTTTGCAAGTCTACGTAGGAATGCATAGTAACATATTTGTGTAAAGTATGCAAATGCATTGGGATTACCTGTGCGCGTTGCAGCTTCAATATTATAATTGGTAATTGCTTTCAAACAGTTTTCTACCGCATCCATTACCATCTCTTCGCGATATGTATAGCGAATAAAATTGGCCTTGTGTGACAAGCCCTGTGCGATCTTAAGAAAGCAAGTTGCAATATAATCTGGAACTATAGGAAGCTTAGTACCAGCTTTTTGCGCCTCATTTACAAGTTTCACATAGTCAACCACAGACAGTGAAAACTCCTTGTTATTTACATAGTGTGGTTTTTGTTTTGGTTTCATACCGTTTCAGACTCCCCTAGTTGTTTAGGCCTATTCCATGGCCAAGAGTTAGATTCCCATGCCGTAATTAGATTAGGAACGTGAATGTTGTATGTGGACAAGTCGTCCATATTGTCCTTAAGGTATTTGATTTTAAGGTCAATATCCGTGATTGATTGAAAATCCCTGAAGTGGGTTTGTAGATTTATATCCATTTATGTTTCCTTTATTTCATTATTAATACAGTTATTATAACACAGTTTCAATCACTTGTAAAGGAAAAAGATGACTAAATTATTTTCACAAAATCTGCAGAAAGCCGTTTACATCTCAGCAAATATGTGATATAATAATAGAGTGTTAGGGGAGAGAGGGAGTATACTAATGTATCGATACTTTCTTAGGTATCATAGACCTGTACAATTCTAATTGATCGTCTCTTAATTGATCAGTTTCTTCTTCTTCAAAATCCTCTTCATCTTCTCGCATGCGTAAACACATTCGGATATACCGTTCTTTTATTTCATCATCTGCTTCTGCTTGAGAAACTACATGACTTGGATTTAAGGTAATCCTACCTCTATTTTTAGCCATTGGTGACCAATCACTAAATGCATATGAATGGTTTTGAGCTGTCACCTTTACATGAAGAAGTAAGGGAGATTCTAATCCAATAAGTATTCCTTCTGGTTCTTCATACACCAAAGAGATTATTTCATCTCCTGATGATAGCTTGAACAACTGAATATTAATATCGTCTAAACTGTATGTCATGGTAATGGTATCTCTATAATGTTAAAAGTAAATTGTTCTTTAGTGTATATTTTAATTCTTTCCGCTGCATGTAAAAGTGTATAGTTTTTAGAACTCTTCCAATGTAAGTCATCTGCAATATCATACAATATGGTATTCTTACCATCATCACTCTTCCTTAATCCTCGTCCAATTGATTGAAGAACTTTGATCTGGCTCTTTGAAGGTGAAGCAAAGATAATATTGTGTAGATTCCTAATATTAATACCGGTACTAAAAGTACCCAGAGATGCGACAATGATAGCATTTTTCTGTTCCTCCGTTATCTTACGAATGTGTTCTCTAGTATCAGTATTCGTTTCACCAGATACATAAAAGACTTTTCTTCTCTTATGTGCCTTATTCGAAATCATATCATATAGTGGTTTCCCATGTTTCTCTACGAATTGAAATAGAACAAGTGTATTACCATCTTGATCAAGAGCAAGATTAGAAATAAAGTTATTACGGTTTTCGTATCTTACGATCCAATCTATTTCGTCTTGATACTTATATTTATTCACTATTCTACAGTGCTCGTCTTTATACTTTAGCAATAGTACTTTAATATCTAATTGTGCAAGATCATTAGTATCCATTAAAGTTTTGGTTGTAGTAACATAAAAGGCAGGACCAAACAATCCTTCAAGTACTAGTTTATGAGTTTGTGTTCCATCTAATGTTCCTGTTGTTCCAAATCTATATTCAGCATCTCGTAGTTTTGTAAGAATACTAGTTAATGATTTAGCTTTAAAGTTATGTGCTTCATCTCCAAATACCGCACCATATTGAGAAAACCAAGTACCAGGCAGTTTATAGATTGATTGCCAAGTCGATATAATAACCCTTGCGGGATTGTTATGTTTAGGCGCACCTGAATATATTCTTTGACATATTGCTTCATCATAACCATCATCATATTGACCATAGGCAGCAAAATCTGAATACATTTGTTCAACAAGAGATGTTGTTGGTACTACAATCAAAACCTTTTTATCATGATTTTCTAAATACCATCTCATAAGACAATAGATAATAAGCGATTTACCAGATGCAGTAGGTGATATCAACATTGCTGATTTAGTTCTAAGACCATGTTCTATTGCACGAATCTGATAATCTCTTGGTTCGATCTTTTGGCCTTTATTATCAGTGAGTGTATAATCACTTAAGAAACTCATATCAGGCTCACCAGTTGTTTCTGGGTAACCATAATAATTATCATGCTCTAACTCAATAGCATAGTCTCTACCTTCAGCATTTGCAAATTCCTTTACATACCTATAGAGACCTGCATATAACTCATGAGTTCTTATATCAAACAACCGTATCTTTCCATCCCATACCTTGTTCTTATATGCTGGCATAAACTTATATCCAGGAACATAGAATGTAAAGAAGTCAGATAGTTCGTTCAAAACACTTGGTTCTGAATCAATCACTATCATTGCATGATTTTTTTTCTTAATCTTTATGATTGTGGGCATTAGACACCTGAGGTGAACTTCCGCCATTCAATCATGTTTTTAACAGACTGATGACGCCATTTTATAGTATCCATAATTTCTTTCAAAGCTTCTTCAATCGTTTTCCAATACTCAATAGTAGCTTGGGCTTCTTGAATCTCTTTGTCAGAATCATAATAGTAGTCCATCTCACCTTTCAATATTTTAAGTCCATTAAGTGGGTCAAAACTCCAGCCTTTTTCTTCCATTTCAGACTGAGTCATCTTTCCATTATACCATAACCACTTGTCTTTGAGTAAGATCTTGAAAGCAAGTTCTTTACGCTTAACTTGTAGTTTAGCATTGGAGTGTAGTTCTAAGTATTTTGAGTGCAGTTTAGCATTCTCAAGCGTGGCTTGATCTAGGTTATTCTCATCGATTTGAGAGTCCTTTTTCCACATTGCAAATATATCATCTAAGTTCATCATTCACCTCATTATGTAAAATTATTTATACTCCTCCGTTAAACCCTTTCGTAAGGAATTTGAAGTAGTTATATTGGAAGGTCACATTGCCAGTTAAGTATTCTACGTCAGTTGATTTAACATCAAACGGCAAAGAGCTTAAGTTAATTGGAATTGCATTTGTAAACTGAATTTCAGATATTACATTGTTGTGACTACTTAAAATTTGTAATGTCATATCTCTTTCTTTACGAACACCTTGATCATCTTCAGTTACAAGACCTAGCATCCAGTCATGTAACTCTTTGTAAT